TCTTTTTCATTAACATTCTCCATAACTATCGCCATAATTAGCTTCACATGCCACAGGTAGTCCGGTTGCCCAATGAGGAGGCGTAGACATAACGTCCGTGATATAGAGGAGAGAGGTCTCTACATCAACGCTTGGTACAACACAGACTACTGCGTCATGAACGGTTAAAACAGGTCTATATTTATTATTAATCTCTAGCATCTGTTGACCCACAATGATACGGGCTAATGCTTGAATTACATTTTCTACTACAGATCCACCCCAAATGCTATTTAAACCTTGTCTAGACTTGTAAACAAATTTAGACTTGGATTCTGAAGTATCCCATGTAAGACCTGGATAATGTATGTATAAACCGTTTGGTAATTGTATGCCTTTCGGTGTCACAAGTAAAGCTTTAGTCGGACCTAAGTGATAGGGCTCTTTACCCTTTGGCCAGTTAGCTATATCTTGTAGTGCATTATCACAAGCACCCCATAACTGAATAACCTTATCATTAACTTCTCGATACACACCTACGAGTCTTTTGCATTCTTGATCATCAAACTCTACACCGGCTGCAAGCTTGAGTGTGCTTTGTAGTTTCGCCCAACCTGTGCCATAACCTAGTCCTAGAATACAAGTCTTACCTACTGCACGTTCTGTCTTATCTTCTTTAGTAATAGTTCTACCGTAGACTTTAGATGCGAACTCACAATAAACATCGCGACCTTCTGCATACCAACTTAATACATCGTTCTGTCCTGCTACCCAAACTAAAACCCTGGCTTCGATTTGCGACGAATCGCAGTTGATAACCTGATGTCCTTGTGGGGCAATGACCGCGTTCTTGAGTGCTTTCTTTTTCTTATCTCTTGCGGGTAAGTTTTGGAAGTTAACCTTGTCTGAACCTGCCCATCGTCCTGTATGAGCACCGTAGTATTTAAGTGGGATAGGTAGTTTACCTTTGTTACGTGCGCCTATACCAAGGAACCTTTCAATACGAGATTCTTCTATGGTACTTTTAGTACCCAACCTCACGCGACAAAGTTCTTGAATGAATGGATCTTCGTGATCGCATAAATCTAAAAAGCCTTGGTCACCCTTCGCTAATGCAAATGTTTCTTTGCCTGTTGCTGGGCTTATCTTTGTGGGGACTTTAACTCCAAACTCTTGTAGTATCTCAGCGAATTGTTTATTACTTGCTAACTTGGCTCTGACGCACTCTTCTGTATCGCACTCTAACTTAGCCATGAGTCCTTGTAATAACTGAGACTTTTCTTGTTGGACTTCTTCTAACCTAGCTTGTAAGAGGGCATCATCTAATTCAAGTGTAGGCTCGGTGTACATGCGCAAGGTCATGTCAATCAGTTTTATTTCTTCTTCCGGAAAGTTTGGTGCTAGGACTTCAAACAGTTTATACGTGAGTTCAACGTCGTTCTTGCAATACTCACCATATTGTAATAGGTCTGACTCGGTAAAATGTTCTAACCTTTTGCCTTTGGCTTGGATAACTTCGGTGCCTTTAGCGCCAAGAGAATATTTCTCAACGAGGAAAGCCAAGCTTCCACCCACGTCAACGCCGTTAATAGCACGAGCCATAGACAAAGTGTCAAGATATAAACTAGGAATAACACCATACCTAAAAGACAGAATGCCACCGTCGAACTGAGTATTGTGACAGAGTAAGGCAGAGTCTTTCCAATTGATCTTATCAAGCTCTTGTTTGACTTGGTCACCTGTGTACCAATACGTTTCACCTTCGTTGATTTTAATACCGACGCCGATGACTTGGAATCTTTCATCTCTTATATACTCCTCAGTTGTGAGGCCCGATAAACTAAACCCCGTATCATAAAAAGTCTCCATGTCAAGTGTTACTAATTGCATATATATGTTTCATTCCTAATAATTAAACTGATAGCTCTTTGAGATACATTAAACTCTTTTGCTAATGGGATTTGCATTTCCCCTGCCTTATATCTTTCTCGTATTTCTTTTACTTGTGCATTTGTAAGTTTTGCATTCGTATGATTTTCACCTTTGGGTTGAGTGCGTCTTATTTTTTTGTATGCGTCTAATTGATTATCTGTATATGAACCTAAAAATAAATGTTTTGGGTTACAACACTTTCTATTATCGCACTTGTGTAATACATGAGTTTTATCTCTACTTGATTTGGGAGCTTCCATTTTATCTACCATACCCTCTAAATAAGCTGCGACCCTATGCGCTACATATGTTTTTCCGTCCCACGCTACAGTACCATATCCTGTATTATTGCAAGACTTTTGCCATTCCCAACACGACTTAGTTTTTTTAACTTTAGCCCAAAAAGATTCTCTTGTTTGTTTTCTAGCCATTTCTAGATTCCTAAAAGGTTTTAATAATCCAGAGTATAACAAAGAAAAAATAGCTTCGCAAGCTTTAAATTTGGTGCGAGCTACGACCTCAATCGATGAAAGCAATCGTTATCTTAACCTACACCCTCGCACAGTGTAAGAGCATCTTATCAACTCCGACCACGCCCAAGATAAGATTCAGTGCGTGGAAGATTATATAGGCAGGTGCGGTATCCGTGTGCGTTTTAAGCAGACTCCCATGCTCCTTTTACTTTCCTTACCTACAAATTCTTGCTATCTTATGCAAACGACAGATAGCGGTGCCGTATTTGTCTTTAACCAAGGCTACCAAACCTGGTTAATCTACTTGCATTGTAGAACTTTATGGTGGGTTACTCGCGGTTAATATATAGCAAAATACCATCACGAATTTAACATATAAAAAGTGCTTTCGCCCATAATCTTGCTATCTTATGCAAACGACAGATAGCGGTGCCGTTTTACAAGGGACAATAGTAAACCTGGGCAGGAACCTATTGTCATACATTTGCATTATGTAGTTTTTGGTGGGCTACTCGCGGGTATCAAATTAAACAGAGTTTATAAAAGTGCTTTCGCCCATTAACTTTATAGTATCGATAATGCTATCAGAGCTAGAGCAAAAATACAAGCCATGATTCTCTGATTTCTTATTTCTATTTTGTCCATGTCATCTCGTTTATATTGTGCACCCCATGCCTCATAAGATGAACGTGGTGTAGGTTTATCAACGGAGTCAGGTTGAAAAAATCTCCATCCTTTTTTTGCGTTTTTAGCAAATATTTTCATTTGCCATGCTTCAAATTCTTTTATAGCTTGTCTTGCGGTTGGATCAAAGTTATTTAAATTTGCGTTTTGCACAAAAGTTCTCCTTTTATTTTGCGTATTTTTCAAATTCGTTCCGGCATTCAATCGAACACCAACGTCTGTCATCCTTAATCGGTTCTTCACACCATATACACTTCCCTGTCTGATTAGAAGGTTTTTTGATTTGATCATGTGCGTTCCTTATCCCAACATCAATTGCATGTTGCATTAAATCATTAGCTACATCTACTTCATCATTCATTTGTGCCTTCTTGCTTTTCTTGAATTAACTCTGGACGTCATATAAATAGGCACTTGAATTGCATCTTTCTTTTTTAGTTTATAGAATAAATGTTTAGTAATTCCAAAATAATTTAGCACATCTTGTCTCACCAACGGTTTCTTTTCTTCAAAATATTTGTTGATTTTTTTAGCAAGTTCTGCTTCTTCAGAAGTTAGTTGTCTTTCTTGTTCTAATTTAAAATGGTGCTGGACCGTATAATTTAGTAAATTCATCATAATCAAATTCCTTTATTATTTCCTTTGCTAGTTTTACTACCTTAACATGTGGGTTGTTATCTGTAAACCACTTTGCTTCCTTGACAGACCATCGATGTTTGCGTATGACCTCACCCTCATCGTCCACTACTGCATAACTAAACGGTATCACTTTAATATATTCCAACAGATTTTAAGTTTGTCAATGAAGGATAGTTTATGTGTATGTTGTATCATAAAGTCTTCTAATATTTTTATAAACCCTGCTTCCATAAGCAACCGTTTACCTTCATCATTAGCATCTATTAATACATCACAACTACCATCTTTTCTATTTCTAATTCTATTTAGTTTTAAATGTGCTTTCATTGGTATCTCCTATCTCCGTCAATACTAAAATTAGGGTTAGCTTCTATATTAAATCTTGGGTCTGCATCTATATTAAATCTTGGATCTGCATTTGGATTAAATCTTGGATCTGCATTCATGTTAAATCTTGGGTCTGCCTCTATATTAAATCGAGAATCACCGTATATGTTTCCACCTTCTGAGTTAAGCCATCTACCCTTGTCATCTCTAAACATTCTTGGTTCTGATTGCACATGAGTCGAACATAAAATCAATAGCCCAGCTAATAACTTTTTCATTTCGTTTCCTCTTTTTGTTGTGTTTGTTCTGCGGGTTTATCTAATCCAAAATCTCGTTTGAGATCATCTTTATAAACACCTATCCATAACGCTATATACATTGCTGTTAAAATTGCGATCGCATCCATATTAAAAAGTCCTTTGCTCAAAACATTCAAGGTGTGACTTCACAAACATATTCGTTCTAACTTCTTCGTAGAGTTCACCTTGTATACATTTAAGATTCATTTTGTATTTCTTTTGTGTATTGTTATACATGGTTGTGCTGACACCCATAATGAATCCTACTACTAACCATAATAATGCTATCCATTTATTCATCATACTCTCCTTGTATATTGTCTATATATTCTACACATTTTATTGCCTTGTATCACGTTATATAAATTACATCTTACAATAGGTTTGTTTTGTGTTATGAGATACTGTTCTCCTACTACTTGAACTCCCGCTTGTGTAGCTACACTTGTGGCAACAGATACGCACCCACTACTAAAGACCATTGTAAGCATCAACAAGACGTTTTGTAGCCTCACGATAACTTTTAACTCCTGTAATTTTTTCAGCATTAGCTTCGTCCTTATATAAAGGCGTGATTGTTATGTAATGTTTCTTGGTGGGTAAGTCTCTTATCCACGATAATTCTTTCGGGCGGAATTGTGTAATCGATGACCATACAAGATCACCATTGATATTAAATTCCTCTGTTGCCCATGCATATGGTTGTTTAGGGGTTTCTTGCATATTTACTTCCGCCTTGTTTATAAAATATTAAGTTTGACCATTTTACTACAGGTTGCAATCCTGTCCATGATCTCGGTTTCTTTATTGTTGTGTCATGAAAGTGAGTCGCTCCATAACTATAATCTACTTCTAATCTATGTAATACTTTGAATGCGATGTCTTTATATTCCTGTCGGATTACCGACGGCGGTTTAACTAATCCATACCAACTAAATTGTGCGGGACGTTTCATCTCACTACATACATTCTTATGTTCAAACTCAGCTCTACGCATTAAAACATAGCCCACTGCGATTTGCGCTTCGCGTGGTTGGTGAGCAGACTCCATGTAAATGGTTGTGGCTAAGCACATCAATGCTTGATCTAGCATATGACCTCCTTCTTCTTAGGGAACAGGTATCAGTTCTTCTTTTGGCTTCGGGCTTCTTTGATGAGGCGGTCGAGATACCATTCAGCTTTGTATAGATCTTCGATGCCGTTTTTAAATTTCCATCGCCAGACGTATTTAATAATGTTGGCAGTGCATACCGCCTCAATACCTAATAGTCCTTTGGTGGCTTCTTTGATGGCTTCAATACATTCGATTGCGCCTTGTGTGTAATGTGATGGGTGATTCACATTATCTTTGATTACTTTTTTTACTTTGCTTTTATAATTACTTAATATTGATTTTAACCTAGTCATTCAATCTCCTTTACTAGAGTCAATAACGCCTCTATATTATCCTCATTTACCACGATTGCCAAGCCTTTATTGCGTTGTATCTCGCGGATGTTGTGTTTTTGCAACAACGTTGGTTCGTTCTTACCGGCTTTACATTCGATGCCAATGAACCTTCCTTTGTAACATGCAATGATGTCAGGCACACCACTCCTACCAAATCCCGCAGTCATCGGTGAGAAATGATATGCACCAAGATCATCTAATATCTTTTTAACTTGCTTCTTTACTTTATTCTCAGGCGTTGCCATTTAAATTATCATCACCTAAAAATTTTAGTGTTGGGACTTCTTTTCGTAATGCATAGTATTCAAGTTGAACCTTTGCACTATTAATCATTTTGCCCGCTACGTTAGCTAACTCTCCGGCCTCTTTGGTTTTAATTGCGCCGTTCCTTAAATCATCAAAGATTTCAGATAGTTCATGTCTTAATGTGTTAATGCTTTTCATTTGCGATTCTCCATATTTTAAGTTGTAATCGTTTTACTTCTATAAGTTCTTTCGGTATATCTATTTTTATTAGTGATCGCTTAAGTAACTGACCCTTTACATAGCTATCAGTTAACTCTTCGACTCTCTTTTTATTCATAGCTGTTAATTTATCTGCATTTAATTCCCTCCATTTTTTATTCTTCTCACTGATCTTGTCTTTGTTATTGATATGATACTTTTTACATTTACCTCGATAATGCTCAAGGTTTGCATGGTAGTCAGCTCTCGCATCAGCATTTAATCTTTCTTTATTTTCTTTTCTATATTCTTGTGCGTAGGCTCTTCGTTTGGGTCTATGTTTATAGTAGCTAGCTAATTGTATTTTTCTAGATTTTTCTATGTCTGAGTGATACCGTTCTCTTTGTTTATTTGCTAACTTCTTTTTATTATTTTTACTATACTTTTCCCAACTTACTTTTTCACAGGCAATACACTGACTTCGACGCCCCAACACACCGTCTTTTCTTTTATAGAACTCTAAAAGTTCTTTTGTAAGTTTGCATGTATTACATTGTTTTGTTTGCATTGATAACCTCATTCTTAATTAATAGCTGTATTCGTTTCGCCTCTACTAATGACTGAGGGATGTCTGCTACTTTTAAAGATGTATGTTTAACTAATTGCTGTCTTACATATACGTCTGTAAGATTATCTCTTTGGGCTATAACATATGCTTTTTCTTGTGCTCTATATTCCGGCGTTAATCTTTTAGCCTTTTTCTTTGCTTTGCGTATTGCAGTATTCTCTTTAATGTAGGCTAGGTTGTATGCTCGAATCTTATCTTTATGTTTATCTCTAAACCTTTTTCTTCTTGCACTATACCGAGCTTTATACTCAGGGTCGTTCTGCATTTTGTATGCGTGTAATTCCCGCTTTTTCTTTTTAAACTCGGGGTCTTTAATTTTATCACGAATCTTTTCTCTGTTCGCTTGATAATACTTTGCTACTCTTGTTATGATACAAGCCTTACATACCCGTCCTTTACCCGCGTAAAACTCGGTGATCGGTTTATCCGTATCGCATATTTTGCAGTGCTTCATCACTCCCCCTAAATCGTAGGTATTACATTAATTTCTGATTGGCTTGAAGTCCAAATACTGCCGGCTTCATTACCTTCATCGTCTGCCATCGCTACAATCCAATGACCATCTTCAAACTCAATGACTAATCCGTTCTTAGTCCAACCGATGTCCTCAGTTTCCCTATCATTCAAGTATCTTACTCGGCGAATAGTTTTACCTACCAAGAAATTACTTGCAAGGTTACCCCAGTGTTCACGCAAGTCTGCGTTATTTTGTTGATACAATTCTTTCTGTTCCATTTTCTTTCTCTCCTTTAAAACGATTTGCACCCTTTATAATCATGCGGGCGTATGCACTTGCATCTTCTAACGCACTATCTTCAAACAATGATTGCTCATTTATTACGTCTTCTAGTGTTCTTTCCATGTGACTCCTCTTTCTTAAATGGGTTACTTGTTAATAGTGCATTCTCAATAAATCTAACTCTAACTAATAGTTCATCTATATCTCTATTGTTTCGCCACGCACTTCCGACTAACCAAATAAAAATATATAGAATTACCGATGCTATACTAACTGAAAAAAATATACCCATAAGTTCTAGTCCTGTCATAATTAATCCTCACATACCCCACCGATACAAGCACGGCTTATGATCTCTTCTTCTAGATCGTTATATGCGTCAGCTTGCGCCAAGTGATCTTGATGTTTCTTTAATCGGTCGAACATGGTGTGCTCTACTTCTAGTGCCGATGTCTTGACTACTAAGCCCTTCTCGCGTAACGGCTCTGATAATATGGTGGCGATGTGATCACTTGGTTCTACGCCCCACGTCTCTACTTGTTTTAAATATGTATCATCCATCGATACTTCTACTACTACGCTAAACTTGGTCATACTTCCTCCTTAATGTATTTTCTCTTTGTTTAAATGTTTATCTACTATTGCGTCTAATTCTTTTTTCTTCTCAATAATTCTAAGCGCTATTTTCTGACACTCTTGCACGTCGCCTATTGACATATTCCTTGATATCTCTAGTGCTAACTTGGTTGCCTCGTCTGACTCTTCATCACTGAATGCCACGACTGCTCTTACCATCGCTTCTATTAACGCGTCTTCTTTAGTCGTAATCATCGCAACACCATCACAATCAAAAGAAATAAGTTAATACCTAGTGATACCACCATGCAGTTTCTCATGTGTCTATAATGTTCTTTTGGTATGGTTGTATATTCACTCATGTAGATTTCTCTTTCGTAGTCCTTATAGATTGGTCTTGTTTTCATTTGTTATCCCCTTGTAGCATATCAATCATTTCTTGTTTAGCAATTCGTCTTCCCTCTAACAATGCCTCTGAATATATCTGAGATAGAATAATTGTCATGTCACTAAACTCCTTATCAAATCTTTCTGCCATTTGTTTTTGTAGTTCTTCTTTATATTTCTTAATTGTTTCCATCTTTCTTAGCCTCCTCAAAGTTTTTTAATGATTGCATATACTGATTTGTTGCAAAGTTAATACCTCTTACAATACCTAGTCTCATCGCATCATAAAACATCTTGGCATCTTTCTCTGACCTTGTTCTTTTATGCACATCGACATACTCGTAATACTCAGCTACCGCTACTTCTATAATGTCTTCCTCGAATTTACGTTTCTTTTCTTCGTTGACTTGGTGTTGTGTCATTTAAAAATCCTCCTTATGCCCTCAAAAATACTTAGTAAATCATTAGGTTTTAAATCGTCCTTGTTAAATGAGAATGGCGTCTTCCTTCCATTACCATGCACTACATAGCCTGTCACGACAACTTGCTCGACTATATAATGTTTTTCTTTCTTAGTAGTCACTATCGGGGTCTCCATATTTATAAGCTTGGTCTTCTAGTATATCACGATTGTAATCGTATTCAAGTTCATCTAGGTATTGTTCCATCTCTCTAACCATGCTATCTGTCGGCGGGTCGATGTCTTCCACTCTACCATCTTCCCATTTAACTGATATCCACCATGATTTAATCTTCACAGGTTCTTGTGGTTCAGGCGGGTCTATGTCTCTTTCTAGTTCTTCGCTCATACTGCCTCCTAATTTAAATTAAGTTTTGTTCTTGCTTCAATTTCTTTGTCGAATTGTTTTTCCCATTCATCAATCTGTTCTAATAAATATTCTGCTAGTTCTAGTCGTCCTTGATAAATGCCCTCTGAATTGTCTGTAATGTTTTCATCTTCTAATGCACTATCAGCATCTTCAACAGCGTTCTTGCAAAACTCTCTCACTTTATTTAATATTACTTCACTCATTTCGTTTCCCTCTCAAAGTAGTTCATACATTGTTCATAAATACAATTAAATAAATCTTGTCCTAACTCTGTGTTATATGTGCCGTCCTCGTTCTCTGCAATACACTTCTCTTCTAAATCTAATATAAATACTACATCGTCAAAGATTGCCTCTGCTAACTCACCCGCTTTTTCATTCGGTGAATTGTCTATTATGTCTGTGCCTTCAATTAGTTTCATTCGCTTGCCCCTTTCATGCGTCTATCTATCTCATCTAGTTCTTTTTGTTTCTCTTCGTATTCTTTTTTCTTTGCTTCAAAGACTTCTCTTGGTAATTCAAAACCCTCACTCTCGATAAAATCCATGCGTTCATCATCTGTTGCAAACCATTCCACATCTACAATGTCCCTACCATCTTTATAAAAACTCCACTCAACCCCGTAAGGATAATCTTTATGAGTTAAATCTTCGCAAAGAAAAGCGTATATCTCACTAAAATGATTTTCCCCACAACACCCAAACCTTTCTCTTTTAGGTTCTAAACAATACACACAAAATTCCATACTCATTATGCTACCTCCTCTGATACCCAACCACTCTCAATCAACTCTGCCCTCGACATTGATAAATAATAATCTCTCATGCCTTTCAATGCCCACTTAGTGAGTTCCCCTCTATTCATGTCATACACTTCTTGCTCAATACCAAAAAGCAATTCATCTAGTTCGTATTGGTTTAATTCGTTATTTGTGTTGTTCATACTACCTCCTCAACTGCCCATCTTTCTTCTGTATCATAATTACAATACCTACAATCAGACGCATCGATTACTTCTAGCCAATCCTCATCGTCATATGCTTCTTTGCACTTTTTATATTTTTTGTAGTCGTAGTAATACCCCATTGAGTCTTCGTCGTATTCATCACAAATCTCTTCAGCGTCTTCGTGGAAACAATTACCCCCACAATACTCACACTTCTCATGTTCCCCTAATTCTGTGTAGTCATCTTCTACACTTTCCATGCACCAATCAGCAACACCTTTTGCTGTATCCCAAAAGTTTAAATCATCATCGGCATCGTCCCATACATGAAACCATGTTTCTTTATATACTTTAATCTTCTTGCCTGTTGCCTCGTTTATATAGATGTCACTCATTCCTCACCCTCCTCGTATAGTTCTTCTTCTATGTCATCTTTATATGCTATCCACTCTTCTTCTAATTCATCATCATCTAATTCCATAACTCCCTTATCTTGCAACCCTTTGTTGATTACATTCCAAATCCACCCATCATTAATATGGTAGTCTGATGTGACCATATCAAAAGTTCTTCGGGCAATTAAGTATTGCTTTTCTGCTTTGGTATGCTCTTTACCTTTTACATATTTTATATCTGCGTTATACCTAATCATCTCGTTCCTCCTTTAACTGCATGATGTCTGTCACTTCAAACCCTCGTCCCTCTACGACGTCTTTATCGCATAGTTCCCTTGCAAAAACTTGGTAAGCCTCTTCTTCTGACTCTGCCTCTACAACTTTTTGGTATAGCACTTCTTCTATTGCCTCAACTCTATATTTCATACACCCTCCTCATGCCTGTCAATGTAAACATCGTCATATCCGTCTTCTAGATATTCATCTCGTAATGCTAGGGCTTGTTGATAAGTTAAGTGCGTATGTTCTTCACACCCTCCCACCCATACGACAAAGTTTCTTGTGTCTTGCCATTTATATATCTCGTTTGTTACTCGTTCTATTTCAGTAAATAAGTTCATGCTACTGCCTCCATTTCTCTCTCGGATAATTCATTTACCAGTTCCTCGTCTGACCATTCTTTATATGGTGTTCTATTCTTTAACACTTCGCTGAAATACCAAAAGTCCCCGTTCTCTGCGTCTTTAATCATGGTGTCTATATCGTCCCATACTAATCGTTCTATAATCTTTTCTCTCATGCTATTACCTCTTTAATCTCTGCGTCATCGTAGTAAACATCATCTACATCAAAACCCCATTGGCTTTCTTTTGTTTCTACATATTCTGCCTTATCCATAAACTCATAGTCGTCCAGCAATTCTTTTACTTGTTCCTCTGACTCTGCGTCAATGTAGTATGTCACTCTCACTACTTCTATTCTTTTTTCGGGTATCACTACTTCAAACTTTTTCATACTGCCCCCTTTATAAAACTCAATGCATTTTTTCTTACTTGTATAAGTTCATCTAATCTAGGATAGCTAGGTTTAATAGCGTTATTACTTATCAGACAATTAATCTCATGCTCTAAATCACTTACCAAAATTAATGTCTTATTGAATTCACACTCTGCCAATCCATGTTTTTCCATCTCTTGTAATAAACTCATACTTCCTCCTCATTAATTTGATACTCACACACCATGTCATAATCATCAAAATAAACTATTTGTTCCTCTTGGTTTCCGTTCATTAATGCGTCTTCTAATTCTTTATAAGCTTCTTCTTCATTTTTTGCTGACACTTTGAAAATAAATCCCTTACCTATTGCCCCTCTTATCTCATAGTTTTTCATATAGCATAGCCTCCGTTATATTAAAATGTTGTTCTAGTTCCTCGTCTTCCAAGTTTATTAAATCGGGTGTGTCTTGTCTTGGTAACGCCACCACATTTTGTTCGGGTGCTAAACTCTGACAAAGCTTAAGTGTATTCTCTAACAGAATATCAAAGCCACTATTGCCCATCACTCCCCCGCCGTTACTAATTGTTGCCATGATTTCAAAATCATAATCATCTCTCAAAAAACCTACTGAATAATAATCTGCTCTCATACTCACACTCCCTCTCATGTTGTTAATACTTGGTTTTATTAGGATACATTTTGTTTTTACTTTGTCAAGTATTATTTTACTAATTATTTATTTCTTTTTACTTGGTGCTTTCTTGGTTTATTTTATGGGGGTTTCATAGCGGGCTTGGTTTAACCCCCTCACTCACCCTCACTCACCCGCTTACTCATTCACCCCGATTGCAAAGTAATACCGAAATAAAAAAAATACCCCTAGCAAATACTAGGGGTTTAGAGATGTTATACTAGGTTAGCAATAGTATAACAAGGGTAAAAAGTTTTGCTTGGTGCATGGTGTTTACTATGCAAAGTTTAATTCATACTGCATTGGAAGTTTATTATCGTAATAATTGGCGGTGTTTACTGCCTCACTTTCGCAATACTCAATATCACCTAAAAACCCGCCTACACTTTCCAACACTTCACCGCTATCATCGTATAAGGTAAACCCATAACATTCACCCCTACAATAATCATCAAAGGTTTTTACTTCCTGATTTAATACATACTCAATTTCATCATCGGTTTTATATCCACGCTTTTTTAATTCATCACGATAGGCATAGATAACACCTATTTGACCGCTATCCCATTTACATGAATAGGGCTTGGTGCTTATCGTAATTCCGCCATGCTCGTATGCATAGATAGGTAAAAAGAATATTTCCTTCTCATTATCTTTTAAAAACTCCATCAAATCATCGGGGCTAGAATAATCGTGCTTATCACCCAATATATAGTTTTTATGAAAACAAATCATCTTACCCATACAATCCCATTCACGCGGGCTATCACTATATTCATCATGCCAATATTCAATTTTAAATCTTTTATGGTTTTCAGTTTTTACAATATTCATTTTGTTTTCCTTTTTGTTATGGTTTATTAATTCATCTCACTATATAAAACATCGTAACCGCTAGCCCTATCATAATCACTTTGAAACTCGGTGCTTTCATACTCACTTGCTAGGTATTCAAATGCATACACGCTAAAAATATCATTCTTATTATTCATAACATCATCAAAATCATAAAACGATATAAAACCACTTCTACTTTTCGTTCTATCTTTTACCCAATCTAAAAAGGCGGGCTTTGCATACATCGCATTTATTAATAAATCATTTTCCGCGCTATCAATATCGCATAGAATTTTATCGGTTTCAAAATTGTATTCACGCGGGCTTGATAGGCTTATGTTTTTAAACTTAATAGCTAGGTTATAATTTTCTTTTAACCAATCGCTAAATAAATCACAATATAAATCAATGTAAACACCCCGCAATTGTTTAAAATCTACCCTATCTAAAATAGTATCCCAATTACAATTCCCGTTATCATCGCCATAAAAAGACTCACACGCCCACTCAATATTGCCATCGTGGATTGAATTGTAAAACCCGCCAAAATTAATCGTGGTTTTTATATGCTCACTTGCCTTGATATTTTCTTTTAAGCTTTCCATGTTATTTACCCCTTTTAATGTTGAATTGTTTTGAATAAGTATCTTAAATCAAGCGGTATATAAATAACCGCCCCGCTTTCATCGTGAAATTCATTTCCAAAATTATCTAGAGCCTTTCCGCTTTCCGATATGTATTCTATGCGGTCATAGTATTCATTTTGATTTTCCATGTTATTTACCCCTTTTAATGTTATGTTGCATTAATTGATAGATAGCCTTAAAAATTAAATATGAATTGCTTTTAATTGGTTTCATGGTTTTACTCCCATATAGCGTAATTATTAGGCATTCTTTTTAAACCCATTTCATTTTTAAATCTATTGATAGCGTCTTTTTTGCTATATCCGTAAACATCTACCGCATAAACAAGACCGCACCAATGTAGAAAATAATGCTTTAAATATCTATTCATGTTTTACCCCTTTTAATAGTTTTCTAATAATGTTTTTAAGTTTTCTATTTCATCGCGTGTAAATAGTTTATGTAAGCCCCTAGCATTTTTTAGGCATAGGTTATAAATCTTTTTACTTTCCGCTAGGTTTTCATCGTAACCAAATTCATTACAAAAATCGGAAAGCGTCATATTTTCCGCATCGCTATCCATCAATAAACTATATAAAACATCGCTAGCATAAGGGGCGTGTGAAATACCAAGCCCCATGTAATAATCAAGCGTGAATTGTTTTTTATTGTTTTTAAGTGTTACCTTGTAAGCGTTAACATTTTGGTTATGCCAAAGGTTATGTTTAATTACGCCTTTATAATCAGTTTTTAAAAGCTTTGAATTGTTTAATTGGTTTATATTTTTAAACATGGTTTTACCCCTTATTTTGTTAGGTTTATTAAATCTTGTTTTGCTATTTGGCGGGCTTGTCTTATATCGTATTGATAAAACCTTTTATGGTATAAAACTTCAGAGCCGATAGCCTTGTGATAATAAGAGCCGTATATTGTGAAACTTCCATCATGGTGCTTTTCTACACCACCGCTTAAACTATATTTGTTATTCATCTTTTTACCCCTTTTAATTATTGTTATTAAATAGCCCTAGTTTTTACTAGGTGTTTATAGGATAGGCTTATGTTTTTTATTTGTCAACTATTATTTTACTAATTATTATTTTTTAGGGGGTTTTATTTTTGGCGGGGTTATTTGCGGGGTGTTGTTTTGTTTTGGCGGTGTATTTATAAAGTATATATTGCGGGGGGTTTCGGTGTTGCCTTGTAATAACCTAGTATTTTACTTGGTTATTCTGATTTTATGAGTGGCAACAAATTAAGTGTTTGATTTTACTAGGTTTATTTTTTAGGCTTGGTTTTACTTGGTTTTTTAAGGGCTTGTAAGTCATTGATTATATTGATGTTACCAATGTTGCCGTAGATGAAGTTTACTAATAAAACAAAAAAAGCCCGAAAATTGAAGGATTGAGTTTTTATAAGTATTTGATTTATATATATTATTATAATTATATTATTATTATTAATTGATTAAAAAGTAATCATGTTGCCGTGTTACCACTTTTTAAGAATATATAGGGCGGTTTCCAAAATGATAAATTACACCGCAAAAAGAGGTGCCTTTGTTACCAAGTAACCCCGAGTTTTTACCCCGTCCACCTACTATTTGAGTGGTAACATGGTAACATTTAAGTTTTACCTAGTAAAAACAAAGCGTTACATTGTATAACCTAGTGTTACTTGGTAAGTATTTTGGTAACACGATTGTTTTTACTAGGTTTTTTGGTTCGCTAAGTATTACAGGGTTTAAACTAGGTAAAACCCCGCAAATAACCTAGTAATACCTAGCACCCACCCAGTAGGCACCCCCCAAACTTAGTAAACGGAGTCCCAACTTCGCTATACACTGAATCGCACGTGAATACCCCATAAAAATTACAAAGTTTTACCCCTCCCCCCTAATCAAACTCTCACCTTCCTTGTAATACGAAATATCAGAAAGTACCCCCTTGCTTAAAAAAGAGGCAAATGAAAAATATTTCTACAAAAAAATCTTAAAAATCAGGGAGTTAGGCACAAAAAGTGCATGAAACTTTAATAAACAAACACAAAAAACTAAATAGCTTTAGGATCTAGGGAATAAACTTCGGAGTAAACCGCTTTTAACTTCAAAAACGATTCTTCGTGGAGGTGGAACTTAGGATCTTTCTTTACATATAGGGCTAAATGTACCATTTCATGGAGGAGTGTGGCAAAAATGGTAGTAAAATGCCCACAAGCTTCAGAACTTATTTCAATCTGCATTTCAACTTCGTCAAAACATCCGTAGATACCGGGGTCACTTATGACTTTGAACTTGACTTTAGAAGATCTAGGCATTTTGAGTTTGTTAAAGGGCGGCAGTTTGCATGCCATGTCATACAGGTGGGCTAAGTTTTCAGAGGTAAGCGTAGTAAGCTTCATAAAAACCTAGAATGACCAAGTTAAAATAACGAGGGCGAAGTCTGGCTGGGTAAAAAGTAGGGTTAGCAAGGTTTTCTTCCTAGTGACCATAGGTTAATTGGGGGTATTTTAATGTTAGGCCACGTTATCATATGATTATTATACTAAAAAAGATTGCGACTTGATGACAAAGTAGGATAAAATAAACAAATAAGCTGCAAATTCTAATCAAAGGTGTAATCAGCGACACATAATGAACCAAGAAGTACAACAAAATCAAGAAGCTAACGTAGAAGCCGACGCTAATAAAGTCGTGATGATGCCTCACATCGAGGAAGGTGTACCTATTCCTAAGCATTCTCGCGAAGCTTTACCGGAAATGAACAACGAAGACCAAGTAAGACTTAGATCAAAAACATATAAAGAGTTAGCTGATTTAACTGGGCATGACATAGACCCTACCCCTGAACAAAGAGAAGCCGCTGAGAAGACCATGAAAGAAATGATTACTAACCCAGGTAAAAAACAAGATTTAAAGAAGTACGCGAATGATCAAATGGCGTATTTAGGTGGCTTAGTCGATGTGTATAACCACGCTATCGTGGATGACCTAGCAGAATTAAAGCAGTACGTGGTAGCTAAATTAGTTTACGCAGTAGAACATACACAGAATGTGAAAGAACAAATCGCAGCCCTACGCAGTATAGGCGAAATAGACGGGGTAGATGCGTTCAAGAAGAAAACAGAAGTGATTCACAAACATGAAACCATGGAAGAAGTTGAGAAAGAACTTATCACGATGTTGACGGAGCTAAAACAAAAAGTACTTAATGAGAGAGAAACTGACACTATAGATGCAGAACTTGTAGAAGATGACAGAGACGAAGCCCAAGATAACGAGTAAAGAACTTGCGGAGTTAGAGGCACTTTACAGTGTAGCAGACCCCACAGAAAAAGTTAAACTACAAAGACTCTTGAAAGCTTATAAGAGTAAGATGGTTGAGAAGTCAGGTAAAGAAAATTTTCTAGACTTTATACAACATGTGTATCCGGGCTATATCATAGGAGAGCATCATAGGAAACTTGCGAACATATTTGAGGACATTGCTGCAGGCAAAAAGAAACGAGTTATTGTTAACATTGCTCCGCGACACGGGAAGTCAGAACTTATCTCTTACCTTGCTCCTGCTTGGTTCTTGGGAAAGTACCCACATAAGAAAGTTATTATGGCGTCGCATACGGCCGACCTTGCTGTTAATTTTGGTCGTCGGGTTAGAAACTTGGTTGGTAGTGACGCTTATAAAGACATATTCCCTAAGGTAGAACTGCAGGCTGACTCGAAGAGCGCATCAAGATGGGGAACAAACTATAATGGAGAATATTTTGCAATTGGTGTTGGTGGTGCCCTCGCTGGTCGCGGGGCTGATCTTTTTATCATTGATGATCCGCACTCTGAGCAAGATGCAAAACTTGGAAGGCCTGATGTCTTTAAGCCTGCTTGGGAGTGGTTTCAGTCTGGCCCTCTTCAACGTCTTATGCCTGGTGGTTCGATCATCGTAGTGATGACAAGGTGGAGTAAACTTGATTTAACTGGTGAGATTGTGAACCAGATGATTAAGAATGAGGATGTAGATCCATGGGAAGTTGTTGAGTTTCCTGCTATTATAGAGAATAAACAAGGTGAGATGGATAGCCTCTGGCCACAGTTCTGGCCACTTGAAGAGCTCATGGCTAAGAAAGCCGCGCTTGATATTCGGTATTGGAATTCGCAGTACATGCAGAATCCTGTATCAGAAGAAGGTGCGCTGATTAAAAGAGAGTGGTGGAAGATATGGGAAAGTGAAACGCCACCTCCATGTGAGTTTACGATAATGACGTTAGACGCGGCTCAAGAAGCTAATAACCGTGCTGACTTTAATGCGCTTACCACATGGGGAGTCTTTTTTAACGAAGAAGTCAATAATTATAATATAATACTGTTAAATGCAATTAAGAAACGATTAGAGTTTCCTGAGCTCAAAGAACTTTGTATAGAAGAGTATAAAGACTGGGAACCTGATTCATTCATAGTTGAAAAGAAATCTAACGGTGCTGCACTCTACCAAGAGTTTAGACGGATGGGTATTCCTGTCGCTGAGTATACTCCGGGTAAAGGACAAG